TTAATCTTCCATATGTTGAATTATGGCATCGCCAAATTCTGAGCAACGTAACAAGGTCGCTCCCGGCATTAAACGCTCAAAATCGTAAGTTACGGTTTTAGCTGCAATCGCTCCTGAAATACCTTTAATAATCAGGTCCGCTGCTTCTGTCCACCCCATATCACGGAGCATCATTTCAGCAGAGAGAATAATTGAACCCGGGTTGACTTTATCTTGCCCAGCATATTTAGGTGCAGTGCCATGCGTTGCTTCATACACTGCAATAGCTCCACCAATATTCGCACCTGGTGCAATCCCGATTCCCCCTACTTCTGCTGCTAATGCATCGGAAATATAGTCACCATTTAAATTAAGGGTTGCAATTACAGAATAGTCAGCAGGACGCATCAAGATTTGTTGCAAGAAAGCATCTGCGATCACGTCTTTAATAATGATGTCTTTACCATTTTTAGGGTTCTTAATTTTAACCCATGGGCCACCATCGATTAATTCACCACCGAAACGATCTAGTGCTAACTCATACCCCCATTCTTTAAAGGCACCTTCGGTATATTTCATAATGTTGCCCTTATGAACAAGGGTAACCGAAGGTTTGTCATTATCTATTGCAAACTGAATAGCCTTACGAACTAAGCGCTGTGTTCCTTCTTTAGAAACAGGTTTAATACCAATACCACATCCTTCAGGGAAACGAATTTTTGTGACCCCCATTTCTTCTTGAAGGAATTTAATGACTTTTTTAGCTTCTTCAGAATCTGCTTTCCATTCAATACCTGCATAAATATCTTCCGAGTTTTCACGGAAAATCACCATGTCAGTTAACTCAGGATGCTGAACGGGTGAAGGGACGCCTTGGAACCAACGCACAGGACGTACACATACATACAAATCCAGTTCTTGACGTAGTGCAACATTAAGTGAACGAATGCCACCACCGACTGGTGTAGTTAAAGGGCCTTTAATTGAAACTACAAATTCACGCAGCGCTTCAAAGGTTTCTTCCGGCATATAAGTACCATAAATTTTATTGGCCTTTTCACCGCAATACACTTCCATCCATTCAATAGAGCGTTTGCCGCCATAGGCTTTTAAAATTGCCGCATCAACAACTTTTTTCATTGCCGGTGTAATATCTACACCAATACCGTCACCCTCAATGAAAGGAATAATTGGATGATTTGGTACATTCAGTGACAGGTCTGCTTTTACTGTAATTTTATCACCGTCGGCAGGAACCACGATCTTCTGATAACCCATTATGTAGATTCTCCCTTTTATAATATTTAACTAACCAAACAAAAATAATTATCGATAAACAATACTTTCAACTTTTATTAACGCATAATAGCTTAATCGAATTTAACCCTTTTTGAGATTTATGTGGGAAATAAGCAAATTTCGCACTTAAATATAGCTCAATGTTTTTACCGCTTATTTGAAAGAAGAAGTCATTTTTTATGAAAATCGTCATTCTCAACAATTCTAAAGATAATAATCTGTTGTAATCTGTATCAATCTGCCAAAACCATACAACTCAAGAGAAAGCTATAATTATTTGTCTGTTTTAATCTTTTATAATCTATTTTAATCTCCGCAAAAAACGGGTATCGTGGCGGGTAACCTCTTTTCATTACCCGTTACCCGTATGCTTTCTGACTCTAAAATCAAGACCTTAAAGCCAACTGAGAAAATGTATCGCATTCTTGACGCTGAACGTCTGTATATAGAAGTGCGACCGTCAGGCAAAAAAATATGGCGCTTTAAATATACTTTAAATGGTAAGGAAGGAACTATTAGTTTTGGTGAGTACCCGTCTGTATCATTAGCTGATGCTAGGAAGCGAAAAGAAGACGCAAAGGCCTTACTTGCCAAAGGTATTAATCCGGTTGAAGACAGAAACCAAAAAGAAGAAGAAAAACGTGCCGCAACTAATAATAGCTTTAAGGCAATTACAGAAGAGTTCATTAAAGAAAAAATGAAGTACAAATCCGAAGGATATGTAGATCGTTTTAAAGGGGCAATGGAAAGAGATATTTATAAAATAATTGGTAATAAGCCTATAAAAGAAGTTAATTCAGCAGATGTTCTTCAAATTATGAAGAACACAATGGAACGAATAAAAAAACAAGATAACTTTGCTACAGGTGAGGCGGCAGCCAATCTGAATAGGCGTTTTATTGGGCTAGTCATGCGCTATGCAATTGTAACACTCCGGACTGATACCGACCCGACCTATGCAGTTAAAGAGGCTATTGAAAGCCCACAAGTAGAACATGCAAGACCACTCGAGCCACATGAGCGGACTACACTTCGCACTAACATTGATACATACAAAGGCTCTTCAACTGTTAGAAATGCCACACTAACCCTGCTCTACTCAATGTTGAGAACAATTGAAGTAAGGAAAATGGAGTGGCCATTTGTTCATTTTGATGACCGGATAATTAAATTCCCTAGATCATCTCGCAGAAGAAGGCAAGAAAGATCAATGAAGATGGATAGAGTTCATATCGTACCTATGTCCAATCAACTGTATGAGATTTTGAAAGACCAGTATGCAATCACTAAAGGTCAGAAGTATGTATTTGCTTCTCCTCAGAAACGTGACTGTATGATTTCTAGGACGACCTTAAATAAAATGCTTACTTACATTGGTTTGAATGATGTAACTGCCCACGACTTTCGTGCAACTGCATCTACCCTGTTATATGAGAAAGGTTATGAAGAGGCATGGATTGAAAAACAACTTGCTCATGCAGAACAAAATAGAACAAAAGCATCGTACGACCATTCTCAGCACTTAGAGGCTAGACGGAAAATGATGCAAGACTGGGCTGATATTGTAGATAGTTGGAAAGACTAAAGGTTTTGTTTCTTATCAAAGGTCCATCTTTTGCCATTATAAGTCACAGTTCCATCTAAATTAATCGGCAACTCTTTTAATGAGTAGTCATAGATTTTAAGAACATTCCCGTTCTTATCTAAATCAGCGGGTAGATTGCAAGTATTCTCCATTCTGCCCGCTTCCGAAACCATGATCATGACTTGCGACATCACAAAGCCCTTACACAAATCGAGACATTCACATTACTATTAATAGTGTGAGCTGTGCAACCTGAGAAGAGGAGGCACAGCAATGTGATGATTGATGCAACTTTGGTACGTTTGCACATAACGACTTTATGCGATCCGGTTATTGATCCAGCCATAAAAGAATTGCTCTTGCTTGGGATTGCGTTCACAGATTTCGATATAGCGCTGACCTTGCATGATATTAAGGACACGGACTAATACCTTTTCACCTTCTTTGCCCCGCTTGGCTAAAAATGTTTTAAGTGCATTTAAAGTAGCTGGACCATAAACCCCATCAACTGATAAATCAGACCAGCCTGCTTTACCCTGATTGTTTAGCAAGTTTAATGCACGCTGCAATAGAGGCTTTGCGAATCCAGTACCACAGTTCACACCAGTATCTAATAGTTCTTCGGCCACGACTGGACTAATAACATTTATTTGGTCGAAACGTGGCGATAACCAATATTGCTTTTTATAAATTGCCCTTGCAGTTTCGAGTGGTAAATCTCTCATGTTGCCTTTAAAACCATTTGCACGTGCAACCGCTTCGGTAATTCCATATTTTGTTGCACCACCGCGATCAGCAGGATTATTTACATATCCACCTTCACGCTTAATTAACTCATCAAGATATTGATCAATTTTCATTTTGCTCACTTTCCTTTTTTTGCTTGTCACTAGAACCAAAATAGAAAGCCACTACAGTTCCAGACCAACCAAGAATCGCACCTAGTGCTACATTGATTAAATCTCGGTTTTTCTCTGGCATTTCGATAAAGAAAAGGCCAATCACACAGAAAAAGGAGATTGCAATAGCTGCAAATGCTAAATATGTACGTGTGTTCTCACCATTCATGGAGTGCCCCTAAATGCAATTTTTGATTCAATGACTGCAACCTTTTGATTGGTGTCTGAAATGCGCTGATGCAAAGCTTGGTTATTTGAAACAATCCAAGTACAAAAGGTGATCATCCCAGTAAGTGCAAACCCGCCAAAAAACTTAAGGAAAGTAATAGCACCTTCTGTTTTTTGAGCGCCCGACTCAAGTTTCTCAATCTTTCTTGCGTTCTCTTCACTTTGGGCTTTCTGGTGTTCATTAATAGCTTTTAACTGAATTAAGCTCTCTGATAGCGACTTAACCTCTTGCCGAATATCATCCACTTTCTTTTCTAAGCGGATACCATACGTTTCAGTATCAGACATGCTGCCCCCTAATTGTTTGGCAATAAAAAAGCCCTAACTTATTTGAAGCTAAGGGCTGTAGTGGTTTGTTGGGTAATACAAGATTCAAATAGAAAATCCATAATTAGGCAGAATAAAATCTACAAGATTCATTTCGAGCTATCTGCCATGAAATTTAAGTACTTATCCCTTGTAGTATGGGTTTGCTGCTCATCTGCATTTGCCCAAAACTTTGTTGAGAATACAGACATCACTGATCAAGTGAATGCTGAACTTAAAAAAAATAAAACAGTCACCATTCCATCTGGTGACTATAAGATTGATGCTAATAAATCAATTCAACCGCCTAGTGGCTCATCAATAAAAATGCAAAGTGGAACTCGATTATTTGTAATACCTAACCGTCATGATAGTTCACGGGTATTTAAAGTATCGAATGTAAACAATGTCAAAATTACAGGTGGGCAGCTTATTGGTGATAAGTACACCCACTTAAATGGGAAAGGCGAATGGGGCATGGGCATTGAGATACGTGATTCTCAAAACATCTCCGTTTCTAACATGAAAATTTCTAAGATGTGGGGTGATGGTATTTATATTGCAACCAATGGTGCTAATGCAAACAAAAATATTACCCTTTCGTCATTAACGATGAATGACAACAGACGCCAAGGGATAACCATCACATCGGTTGACACCCTGAATGCAACCAACTTGAATATCTCAAAAACTGGCGGAACAAACCCAGCAAATGCGGTAGATATTGAGCCGAACAATAACAAAGCTGTTTTACGCAATATCAATTTTAATGGACTTACTACCTATGATAATGCTGGTGTAGGATTCCAAGTATCATTGAAGCATTACAACAATTCACCTAAACCTATTTCTATTTCATTACGAAATCATAATGACAATGGGTCTAATTTTGGATTTGTAATTAACGGTCTAACCTCCCCTGTTAAAGGCTCAATCGACATTGATGGAGTGAAATATAAAACTAATAAGAAGAATAATTTCTGCTTTAATAGCTGGCAAAACAACGTCACTGTAAATGTGAGAAATATTAGCTATGACAAGGAAAATACATTCCCTAAACATTCATGGTGTCTAGACTACAATCAAGAATCTAAGATCAAAATAAGTCGGGCCCAATAATGGACCCGTTTTATTAATTTTTTCTATTGAAGTAGCCGACATAGATTAGTACGACTACATATAGGAATAAGTAGTTAAATACAAAGAATGTCGAGCTATTTGTTGATAAAGACATGATTGCAACAAGAGCCATTACTGACACTGGTTTAAATGGCTTTTTTTGGCGACTTATCATAAAACCTAAGTACAACATAAATATTGCGAATATTGAGGTGCCAATAATACCGAAGCGCAATAACAAATCTAACAGACCATTATGTGTTCCTAGCTCATGCCCATCTAATTCGAATTTAGCACCATCGAAACCTAGACCAAACCAAGGCTGCCCCTTGAATCTCTCAATTGCGATTTGCATTAAAATATCGCGCGAGTTATATCCAGTATAAAGCAGACGTGAATCACCAGTAATTGAGTACTTTGCAATAACTGCGGATACAATATCCACACCATAAGCAGAGATTAAAGTAGCAGCTAGAACTACAAGAAGAATTGAGATAAAGCGCAACCGTGGGGAAAAGCTGAATAATGCAAATGCTCCGATACTCAATGCTAAAGCCATAGTCGCACTACGGGATGCTGTCACAATCGAGATTGCAAAAGCAATAAGTACAGCAAGCAATCTAAACTTAAAGGTTCTAATCCCAAGCATTATGAACGGCAATAACATCACAGCCATATGTGCTGTAATATTAGGATTCATGAATAACCCAGCACTTCGTGTGTCAGACCATGCATTAAAGCTCACACAAAAGAAAGGGTAGATTATTAATAGTTTTCTAGCTAACCGACCCATCCGGTTATGATCATAAAATTGAACAGCATTAATCTGTGCTATCTGTGTAGTTAGTATGAGAATTAAAACCATACCAATCGACTGTGCTATTACAATCCATTCATCTTGCAATACCAAGCTTTGTAAGAATGCATATAGCAAAAGAGTCAATAGAACAACCAACCCAAAGTTTAAGCCAAGTCTTTGTTTTAAATAAAATACATATCCATAGAAAACAAAAATATGAGTTAAGATTAGTGGAACCCTTAGAGCTGCTAAAGCAGGGATACTAACTATAAAAATTAGAATAATTGAACTAAGTACAAATGCACCTATTCCAAATAATCTACTACTGTTAATTTTCATAAGATTACAGCACTATATGATATTTATAAAAAATCTGGTGTGGTATATTTCATTCAATCTGAATTAAATACTGCAAATAGCAAGGTGTAAATTACATGAAAAAATTATCATTACAATTACTTGTTGTTATATTTTCTATGATTGCTTCTTTAATTTTATGTACTTCAATGTCTGGCAAGTCATTTGAACCTGTAGATTTCTCTCTTTTTGCTACTATTGGCACTGTAATTGGTTTCGCTTTAATTAGCGCCCGTTTTAGTTAATCCTCTTCATCTGGTTCTATTTTCCCACACGATTCACATAGTTTTGCATGGCAAACCCTTCCATCTGATAGAAAGGTTTGCATTGCTGGATACTTAACATACTTATGCTCACAAATCTCCTGATCAATAAGCATATTAATGTGCTGTTGATAAGTTAAATCTGTATTTTGCGTAAGCATGTTATTCTCCACCCTAGATGTGCTCGTATTTATGTAGAAAGCTTTTAGTAACTACTACTGGATTGCGAAAATCAATTTCTCTACAATTTTCACAAGTCATGAATGCTGATTCACGATCTTCTCTGGAAATTACAATCCTTTTCATGCTGAACTTATGTTTACATGGCTCTGGAATTTCACGTAAGTTTTCTAACTGAATTTCCTTATGGCAATAAGAGCATTTAAAAACAGATATTGTTATTCCTGATTGTCTAAAGCCATGTTGAGCTGGTACAAAATTGTGCTTACAAGTTTCAGGATCAACAATCTTTTCAAATTTAAAAGTCATTTTCATCGTGCTGCCCCTTATTTATGCACAATCATAAGTATAGTTAAAAGTTACCAATTGGGCATTCAATAAGGCTCCAGCAGAATCTCTAAATTCAAAGATCACTGTGTCAGCACTTATTGAAATAACTTTAGATGTATACCCGCTTGCGTTGGATGGTATTGTTGCATAAATGTTTCTAATTTGTGCAGAAGCATGTTTTGCAACTGTGACTGTGACCCGTCCATTACTAGATGTGGTCTGTTCAGGCAAAACAACTGTATCACTCCAGCCTTTAAGTTCAGTATATTTATTGCCAGTTCCAGAACCTCTTGTAACAGTCCCAACAACCTCACCAACAAATTTGTTATTTGAACCTGAAACGGTAAGATTTCCTGCGATCCGACCAACAATAATATTATTTGAACCTGATACTGTGACATTACCATCAGCTTGTAAATTAATAATATTACTGTTCCCACTAACTGCTAAACTTGTGAAAACGTTTCCTGTTGAGACAACTTGAAGATTATTAAAGCTCCCTGTGATATTTACACCAGTGTTGCAGGCATTGGCAATAATAGTACCACTACCGTAATTACCAGCAACAACGGCACCATCACCAGCACTTGTATCAATCTGAAGGTTATATAAGTTATGACTATATCGGTTTGTCATTGCTGTGAAAGCAGCATTGCGAATCATACCTTCATAATGGTTGAATCCTGTGCCAGTACGTCCTGAAAGCTCTTCTAAACCTGAACTTGTAAAATCAGAACCATCAACATGGAAGCCCAACTTACTATGGTTTAAGTACTGTAAGTTTGCTAACTTCTTGGCTTTATTTGCTGTGAAGTCAAGACGATGCATTGCTGGATCATTTGCTGGCACTGTACCTAAAGTTGCATGCACACATGAATCCACCTCAGTAAAATGCATTGCACTTAAATTTGCATATTTACTTGAGTTTTGTGCAGAAACACCATTGCTGATATTTCTGAAAACGTTGACTGAACCAACATTACCCCAGTTAGGCGCATGTGTTGCCTCTGCTGGGTTCCCATCTTTGTCATATCCACTTAAACGGATGCCGTGTTGCTGACCTCGTGTAACTGAATCAAGAGCATTACCAATTATGCGGTTATATTGAGAACCGATTGTCTCAATGAACATGCCTTGGAGATCACTAGCTTCATTGAAAGCAGCTAAACCGAACTTTCCTGTTCGATCTGGAAGTGAAGCGGAACCATAAGCAAAACTAATAGCAAATTGACCATCATAACGGTTATTAATCAAACGAAAGAACTTGCCGCCATAGGACTTAGTCATTTGGTGGTCATTAGCTGTACCACCACTGATAGGCGCAGTTTTATCTTGAACAAACTTAAAACCTTCAATGGTTACATTATTCTGGTCATAGTTGCTAATGAGGTTGCTTTTGCGTTGAGTGGTTTGTGTAAGCGTGTGCCCATTTGACTTAAAGTGGTGGTCACTTGTAGATGGAATCTGATCAGTAATGGTTTCTTCTGTATTGAAGTCAACTTTATTAAACAAAGGAATCATTTGAGCTAAGCTCTTTTCTTCCAATGTGCATTTTTTAAATTCTAAGCTGCTGTTAATTTCGTGCTGACTATTATTGCCATCCATTACTTCTTCAGCAGTTACTACCCCTAACCAATCACCAATATCATTAACATCATAAATCGTTACACCATATCTTGATTTAACAATAAATCTATAACGACCAGATAAAAGGTAGATTGGCGCCTCACCCCGTTCATCAAGAATTATTGGATGCGTATTTGGTGTTGTTCCTTCTGCATCTGCAAAAGTGGCCTTAGGTGTGGTAGTTCCTGATTCATATGCAAACACATTTCCACCCACCAATGGGTGTCCACACTTATCTTCAAAATGTGCTTTTAGTTGCATCATTGGTGCGAGTCTTGCCATTTTATGCATCCATAAAAAAACCACCTTTCGGTGGTTATTAGAAAATTACGAAATCGACTAAATCAGGGTCAAAACGCCCTTGGGTGTTATCACCCCCATATGTGCATACAATGCGGAATTTAGTTGTGGTCTTTGCGAAGCTGAAATCAAGATTTGCGTTCTGAGCGGCCGAGCCGCCATTGTTTGAAGCAGTTGGGAGAACTTGATAATTTGCATCTGGCAATGCTGTTTCAAGCTCAACTTCAAAGAGCCCTGTGCTAATTCGTGTGACAGCTTTGAAATTCCCACCTGAACTAACTTTGGTTGCATCTCCCTTGAAAGTGCCTTTAGCTCGTGCAGCAAAGATAGGCGCTGCTCCAGCTGCCAAATCCTTTTTCTCAATCTTCTTGTCCTGAAGGGCTTTTACAGCCTTTGAAGTCGCTAATGTCTTTGAATCATCTACATCTAAGGCATCACTAGTGTTAAGGTAAGTCGGATCGATCTTGTCATTTTCGTCTAACGGAGCTAAGCCACCAGCGACACCTTTTTGGGCTTCAATGCCTTGCTCAACAATGGTATTAAGCGATTCTTTGACTTGATTTAATTCATCCAATCCGCCTTGAACTTGCTGAATAAATTCATCTAGTTCAGTGCTGGTAACATATCGGGAAAGTTTGTTTGTATCTGCGATGAGGACGCCATCCGCTGATAAAACTCTTACTCGATACGCCCCATCATCTAAATAGATATTGGCACGCCCTGCTTCATCTAGAATAATTGGGTTGGTGTTCTTGGCTCCCCCATCTGGATCAACATAAGTCGCTTTAGGCGTTGTTGTTCCTGATTCATAGGTCCACACCTGCCCACCTGTCAAAGGCTTCCCGTTGTCATCAACAAATTGTGCTGTGACGTTGGTCATTAATGGATACATATTGACCTCGCAATAAAAAACCACCCGAAGGCGGTTGTGAAATTAATTAATAAGGCTTATTGAGTCTGTGTGCTTGCACCTGCAACCCCAGCATATGGCGAGATTAACCCCGCCTTACTGAGCGCCTCTAGAAGTTTGGAATTGTAAGTAGGGGTGCCCATAAGTTTTCCTGCTGGTTGGGATGTTAGGCCATATCTAAGTGCAGGCCTTGTTGCTCCAAGAGCAGCGCCGTACCCTCCTAATGTTGCTGCCCCACCAACACCTGTTAATGCATCAAACAAGCCAATTCCACCACCTCCATTTGTTGGTACCCGTGCAAGATTTGGATAAGTTGCACCAAATTGTGCGGCTTGCTTTAATTCACCAGACAGTGGTTTCTTCTTAAGCATTTGAGCCAAACGAATTGCAGAAACATCTCCTACTTCATTCAATGCATCTTCAATAGTGTAGGTTTTAGCTATCACCTTTCTAGCATTGATATAGTTATGCAATGCAGCTTTTGGGATAGAGTTATTTTGTGCCAAAGATCGTTCTAGTTGCTTTTCTAGTGCGTCTGCAACACCTCTGTTAGCCATACCTAGTGCGTTGTCTCCCTGCCTAAAAGCCTGCGTTGCCTCTTGTCGAGAGAGCCTAATCATTGCTAATGCAGAATCAGTGGAGAATCCACCAACTTTTGCCCGATCAATAATTTTTAGTACTGGGTTTTCAACATTGAAACTTGAACCCGCAGTAGAATAGTCTTCTGCTATTTTATTTAGACTATTCAAATAATGTTTGTCTGTTTTAACATCGCCAAGTTGTTTCAGAATCTCATAATGTTTACCAGCTTCTGAACGAACTTGGTCAAGTATTTCAGGTGTGATTGGTTGATCTTTTGGAATGCCAATACTCTTTTTCGCCAGATCATTAATTGTGCTCTGGTTCTTGATGCTTGCCATTCTGGATATGTCAGCCTCACCAGCCACCTTGGCTAATGATTTGTTTATAAAATTTGGATTGCTATAATTCGGTGGAACAGTAAAACCTAGCTTTCTGGCTTCTGAAGTTAATTGATTTCTTGGCGCATCAAGTACTTTCTGAGTAGCTCGCCGAGCTAATTTCTGACTAGCGCTTGCAGCAAGTTTATTAATACCCTTCCCAGCAGCTCCTCCAATTGCACCACCAATTGCACCATCTTTTATATTTTGAATACGTTTATCACCATTTTCTGCAAATGTGATCCCCCCCACTCCAGCACCTTGAATAGCACCTCGTGCTGTCATTCCTGCTAAAGAAGTTCCACCTGAACCAATTGCGAATGGGATACTGGCTGCTATATTCCCTGCCAATCTAGCTGTGTCACCACCTGTATGACCATATGCCTTTCTTCTAGATTCGTACTCATCGTTTAAAGCTTTAGTTCCTTTGGTAACTTTCTCATACCGATCCGTATCAAGGTTTGTTCCAAATACTGAGTTGATTCCTTCGCTTATGACATCTTTGGTTTTTGAGGTAATTTGGTTTAGCCCTCCTCCAATGTCATTAACTGCTCCAAGAATAAAAGACTCAGTCGTTGAAGGTGGCTTGGCTTTAACTTTTATAGGCTCTTGTTTCCCTAAATCTTTTACTCGCATTAAATTATGCAGATCTTCCATGCTGCCTAGATTCTGCTTTTGCGATGAGGCTTTTTGAATATTGGAGGAAGATGATGTATTACGAAGTTCTGGTGGAATATCCGAAGCAAATCCTGGTCGAAGTTGGCGACCTGTTGAAGATGCTGGAGTGATTTTTGCGCTACTAATGAGTTGGTGTAAGTCATTCATAGAGCCTTTTGCCATAGTTGAACCACCCAATAATCTGTTTGTCTCAGCCCATGATTTTTTCGGTTGAGCGTATGTAGAAGATGGTAATGATGCCCACGTACCACCTAGTTTGCGTATCGCTCCTTGATAGTTTCCTTTTAAAACATCATCAAGAGCACCATTTTGTGCAATTAATGCAATCGCTCCAATGTCCTGATTTCTTGGGCCAAAGTCATCTAAACCATATTGACGAGCTACTCCATCCCAAGTGTCTTTGATGAATTGATAGCGCCCCGCTGCAGTCGTGTAGTTTTTCTTGCCATCTGTTTGGGTAAATGCTTTACGAATATTAGGGTGGTTTGATAAGTCATTTATACGTTCATTACCAAACAGTGTGTTATAACCATGTTTGACACCTTCTGTGCTAGCAATCAAGTTCAGCATTTTACGAACATTTGGATTGCTTAAGGCTTGCTCTAGCTGTTGTCTTGTTGCCATAACTTTTCCTCAGGCAATAAAAAAACCGACCATTTGTAGGTCGGCTTAAATATTTGGTTGCATTACATTTTCCAGATATATGTACATATAATCAAAGTGATAAGGATTGCAATAAAGCGCCATGCTTTCATTTCATTCATTTCCTTTAGACACCAGTTAATTAATTTGATAAAATCTTCCATATAGATTTATTTTCCTCTTACTTTCGTCGGTTGGTGGAAATGCAAAAACCCCGATGCGTCAACATCGGGGTTTTATTTTGGATATTAAAAAAGCACCCGAAGGTGCTTTCAATCTGACTATTGAGGGCTTAAGTTTTTACTCATTTCATCAGTTTCAGCTTGAGAGGTTTTTTTAGGTATATACCCCTTAGGGAATACCTTTTCCATTTCAGCTTTTGATAATCTCTCACCTGCTTGTACTTTAGGGAACCTAAAGCCATTTCCCTTTGATAAACAAGATGCTTTCCAAAGATCTTCACCAATAGTATCTGGTATAATCATATTATATTTAGCATCTTTCTCATCGCGTTGATCTGATGAGATAATTGTCGCATTCTTGTCATAATTAACAAACCCCAAAAGTTTAGCTTTTTTATAAGAACAAGAAAACTGATATAGGTTCTTTGAACTGGTATATGTCTCTGTACTATCAGGATCAATATAACTAACTGTTTTAAACCAAGCTTTTACAGTATTAGTTTTCTTATTATACATATACTGACTATTATCAACGTAAATACCTCTATCATTTTCTCCGCCTATTGATACATACTTCCAATCTGCGGAATAAGCAAAACCTGAAGCAAGCAATCCACATACTAAAACTATTCTTTTCATAAAACCCCCACCTTGATGAGGGATTTATAGCACACTTAACAACCAAACAGAATGTTATATAAACTTGGCTTTATCTGCATTTGAGTGCACAGCCTGTGGCACTTTGCCTATGCATTCTTCCTTCTTTCTATATCTTCGTTAATTTCTTTCTTAATTTTCTCAAAATCTTCTGGGTTTTGGTCCGAAAGCTCCATCAGCCATCTAATTAATTGGTCTTGATGTAAATCTAAATTTTTTAATTTCCATCTAAAATCCTTAACTTTCTGAGGCGCAGAAAAATCTTGATAGAATTGATATAAGTAATAAACAATTGTTGGAATGACGTACACCCAGCTTAAAAAAATTAAACCAAGTGGGAGCACCACTATAAAAATGAATTTTAATATCAAATTCCACTTGTCTTTTTTTCTATATTCAATGTCTTTTACCCCACCAAGCAAACTTAGTCTTTTACCAACTTTTCTTAGGTTTGATTGAGTTTTTGAATTAATTAAAAAAAGAGTCCGAATTAAAGTAATTATCCATAGAACAAAGCCTATGACTACCCCATTCTCATATGTAAACATTTTATTCTTTCTCCACTTTAATGAAGAAAGAATAATCAAATTTATTGCACACTTCCACCAGATTGTTGAATCTGAGCAATAATCTCTTTAACAGGAACACCCGATTGTCGAGAGTATTCTTGCACCATTGCCCTACTAAATATTTTCCCATTGCCACTTCGTTGCTGAGGTTTGGGAGTGTTTAAGGGAATCGTTCCGCCCCGCGATGCATAGTTAATTGTCTGCTGTTTTGACTTTTGTGCAGCGTTAGCCATTTGTCTTGCTATAATGGAAAGTTGCTGCTTCATTGCATCAGGACCAATTTTAGGATCGAGGTTGGCTACGGCAGCTGCTATTTTTTCACCTTCAGCGTTTGATAAAGCCCCCATCCCTTGCATGGCTTTTACAGTTGGTAGAAAAACCTGTGATTTAAGGTTTTCTAAGCGAGCTTGAAAGTCCTTTGCGTCAGTTGAAGGAATCATGCCAAAAGCACTTGTCAAACCTGTACCCATATTTAGTCCAGGATGGTTTATTAATTCAGCAGCATCTTTTGCAGCTCTTGCTGCTTGGGCAGTAGCATCCGCTGAAGCAATAGCACTATTGATTCTTTCCATTTTTTGCTCAGGTTTTTCACCTGTTGATTGCTTTTGTAAAGCAATCTTTAATTTCTCAGTATCCTGTGAAGTACTAAATTGAGCATCTTTTTGCTCATAATCTGCCCAAAATTGAGCATCATCTTGTCCTAAAGCATCACGACGATACTGCTCATCAGATTCCAACTTATCATAGTCAAACTTGCGATTTGCATCTGCAATTGCGGTTTGTGTTTGGTTATTGGCTTCATTATCTTTTGATTGAAGTGTAAATTTAGGATCTTGAAGTCCTGCAAAACGTCCACGAGCATAGTCAAACTGCTCCTTTGCACCAAGTGGCAGATTAGCAAGAGCATCTGCTTCTGATTGATAATTTACAGGATCAATTAAGTTACGATTCTTAAGGCTTTCTAGTTGTGCTTTTGCTGCCCCAACCCCGCCATTTAAAAAAGCTCCCCATACAGATGCTGCATTGTTTTGCAGTGTAATTCCAGTTTCAGAGCCAATCTTGCCTGTTTCAGCGGCAATCTTACCCACCTCGGCCAGAGTCTTCTGTTGGTCCAATAGGTTTTTCTGTGCCGTTGCTTGTTGGGCTTGTAGTTGAGGAACAATGTAACGAGCCATTTGTGACTGCTGACCAAGGTTCAGCATTTTATTCATATCACCTTGAGACTCATTATAAATGCGGTCAAGTTCTTTGCTTAAGCGCTGTTGTTGCCAAAGTTGACCGATTTGTGAGCCCTCATCAAGCATCTTGGCAACATTAATCCCTTGCGCCTGTAAAGGGATAGAAGCATCAATAGCCATTTAAACCACCTTTGTTCCAGTGTTGCGATTATTCATGTAGGCAGAAGCCACAGAGCCTAATTGACCAATTGTATTAGTCCAAGCATTGTTTGAGCCGATTGTACCTGCTGCGGCTGCATTAGCGCCTTGCATTAAGTTAGCTCCAGCTGCACCGACCGCACTTTGCCCCATTGATCCTGTTTGAACAGCTGAGTTCTGACCCATGTTGGCTAGATCCATTAATCGTGCATAGCGGTTTTGCTGGTCATTGGTATAACGAGTATAGGCGTTGTTATATTCTTGGCTTGCAGCCTCTTGACCATAGTTATTTAAGGCACGCAATGTTGCACCGCTTAACAATCCGCCTTGTGATGCTGCTCCAGATTGAACTGCGCCTAACCCTTCATTCAGCCTGAACTTATAAGAAGGATCTTGATAAAGTTGCGAGCCATCGTAGCCCTTAAGCAAGCTACCATCTTTGTAGCCTGCCAATAATTGTTCTAAACCATATCCGCCTGCCTCACGATAAGGTGCAAGGTCTTCGCGGGTTTGGTTGTATTGCTCTAGCTGAGCCTGTGCTGCTGCTTCGGCTGCTTGTGATTGTTGTTTACCTGCTTTTTTGGATGCATTTGATGACATAGCGCCACCAACAATCGCTGCACCTCCTGCGATTACGGCTCCCCATGACATAACTTAAACTCCTCTGCTTTGTGCCCAATTGAAGCTAAGAAGTTGTCTATTTCTTCTTCAGGAACAATCACTTCTTTTTCAATTTCTTCTACATCGGTCAATTGTGTTGGGTGGACTGTTATCCATGAGCTATCCTCATGAAAGTATCCAATTCGTTTTGTTCCGGGCATTGACTTAATCACCATGGGTGCTTTTAAGAATTCAATGCCGTTTTCAGTGACTACTGTTAAGCTACCTTTGAGCAAAATATTCAAATGTTCAGTTCGATGCATTTTGCTAACAACTAAAGAACCAGCTGGAGCATCCATCTGACGCATATAAACATTTGGAGCAAAGTGATGTGTAACTGGAGCTTCACCTTCTGGAATATCACCCTCAGAAATTCCTGCTTTTAATTTCTGCTCAACATCTCGTACTAACTCAATGTAAGAACGGTTCTGGATGTCACCTAAAATCTGCATGAGCAACAAAGTATTGTCATGATCTTCAATCTCATGGTTCATTTGATGCCTCATTCAATTTGATTAGTAACTTGGTAATTTGGTCAAAATAGGTTCGCCAAGGCATAGTCATCTGCCCATTTACATACATTGGATGGTTATAAGGAGGTTCTAAGTTCATTGACTCACCTTTGCCTTTGCTTCAAGCACCACAAGCCTTGAAGCATCTGTAAACCGCAACCGGAAAACACGGTTAAATGACTGCCCAAGTCGTTTGAAGATCAATCGCTTGTCATATTCACCGATACCGCCCAAATCGATTTGTCTTGAATAAGACCAAGTTCGACCTCGGTTATCTGACCAATCCAAAATGATTTGTGGTTTTGTATTTGTCTCTTGACCAACTTGCGCTGTGACTTCTAAGTGATGAAAGATCCAACGGTCTGTTGTTGGATTAACTACTGGAGTTATACGTTCACGAACAATTGTTTCACCATCATCTGTATTGCTACTTTGAGTTAGCTGATAGATCTTCCCGTTTTGTCTGTCTCCTACCAGTTGCATTCCACTAAAAAAACTATGTACAAATGCCCGGTGATGTTCGTGTTGGGATGTTTTTGGATTGTAATAACTACGCTCATGCCACATCTTTGTTGATGCGTCATAACACCAAGTCTTTTTTGCACTTGGGAAAGTCATTAATAGAAAAGCGTGCCCATTTTCCTGATAAGCAAATCCATAGGCATCTTGTATATTTTGATAACTACTAATATCCGTCTCAATTGCATGGTTAGAGATTCGTAATGTTGAAAACCCTTCGGTCATCACAATCTGCCCCTGCCCGTGCTCAGTACGAGTTACCCAAGCTAGACTATCGCCGAATCGACAAACAGAAGCAGGTGCAATACACCCGGTTGGAATAACACCGCCGCCCATTCGTTGAAATGGCTGATCCTTTGAAGTAGTCGACCCCCAAATCTCAGTTGTTCTTTCGCCTATAAGCCAAAGCTGCCCATTATTTTCAATAGTTCTAACAAGGTTGTCCGACTTAGCTTCTGCAGTAGCGTAACTAAGTGCAGTAGTCTTCGTAGAGAGTAAATCAGACCATTGAATACGGCCAGATTGAGGAACAGTCCATATAAAACGAGAATCAAGGACCGTTATATCGGATGCTCCAAAGAAATCACCCAACTCAAGTTTAGTAAGAACATTGCTCTTAAGATCAAGACTGTAAGTGTTGTTACTTACAATCATTACTTGAACTGAGTTATCAGCAAAATAAACACGTCCAATGCCTGTAACTTCTCCTAACTCCTTCACAGAGTTATCAGACTTAACCGACAAAAGTTTTTGACCTGCTACCACCAATAGTTGATTACTCATGGCATACATGCCGCGAATATAGCTATCAAACTCAAACTTTTTAATTAGGCCTGATGTTGGAAGTAGCGCGGCAACTTGTGGCGCATTGCCACTTTCAACCACTTGCGGGAATAGATTTAGTGTGCGTTGGCAATCAACAGACCAGTCTTTTAGATGATAAGATTGCCCAACAATAGGCACATCAATAATAGTGCTTGCCATGGCATCTAACTCCCACAGGAATATCATTATTGGCATATGCTGGAACTGAATTGCTTGATTTAAGCATTTCTATTGCATTGCTTTGGTTTTGAATCACACTTAATGGCGGCTCTGTACCAAACATTGAGGCTATCTCAATTGCCAAAGTCAGCTTTAATGGGCGTTTGTATTGAGGTGGTAGAGGGATTTCATCTTTAGGCTTGAGGTTCTTAGGAAGCGTATAAACTTTCAACTTAAGTTGCTTGAAGTTTCCTTCTTCAACTTTAAACACCCATGCATCAGGTTCTTGCCAATACTCAACAGGGGCATAAACTGGCGGAGTTCGGTTTGTATTACGTGCGAGCTGAATTTTGCAGTCATCAAGCCAAGCGTCATCAGATATCATAGAAATATCAGCAAACATGGTTGGTTTTGGCGCCTCACTAGTACACCCACAAATACATTCGCAAGGCTCTTCTGCTGGTTCGTCTGGTGTGCATACTGGGCAATTTAAAATCTCGTATTCACAACAGTCTTGAATGTCTGCTTTATTACCTATGCGGTACTCACCCGCTCCATTAAGCGGAATAATCAGAGTACTTGCTTTGTATATATAAAGCTTATCCAAAGCCCATTGGTCCAAAAGGTCCTGTAAACATTCAATGCCATCAGCCATGTCCTCGCCACTAGCACGTTCACCAGAAGCCAAGATCCCCAACTTCTTCATAGCAGACTCTACAATCTTACTGACGATCATGACTGCTCCTTGATTAATCAGTTGAGAATTGGCTCTCTAAAACACGTTGAACCAACACATCTTTGCCATCGCGTGAGCCGTATTTAATGCCCTTCTCATCAAGAATGGCCTTCAACTCGCCTGCATCCATTGCTGAATATTTGAGAGTTGCATTCTCTTTTAGAAGCTCATTAATATGCGATATGTGTTCACCTTTTGCTGTAGCAAGCTGCTCTTCAAGTTCAATGATTTTATTTTTAGCCTCAGCTAATTCACCACTTGAACCAGATGCCTGTGCAATTACTTCTACTTCTGGCTTAGCAACTTCAAGATCATGATGCTCAACCCAGCCATCAGCTTTTAATTCTTCTTCGCGCTCTACTGAATTGGCGGTGGTGTATTCAAAATTAACTAAATTACCTTTGTAGAGCATCTTTGGATATTCATTTGACATTTCAGTCCTCCAAAAATGACGACGCCCGCGAATTGCGGGCATTTGTCGTCAATTAGGTGTTAGTTAGCTAATGCTAAACGTGTAGCAAACTCTGGACGGATAACCTTCCAACCAGCCAAAATATCAAAACGGGCAAGGTTGTAGTCCTGTAATATATCTGAACCGCGCGCGATACGAACACGAAGTCCTTCAATTGTTGCAGATGAGTTATTGATTCCGTCTAGTGGAACTAAATCGGCAGTTGCGAATGCAATTGCTTCTTTGTGGAAACCAAGACCAACACGATAAGTTGAGTTAGCAGCGCCTTCAAAAGTAAGAGCAGCACTTGCGGCAGGTAGAGAGTTCACAGTATCTCGAGCATTAACATCACCTGTTGAACTTCCAAGTCTGATTGGGGGTGCAATACTCAAGGAAGCTGTAGCCCCTGAAGCAGTTACATCGGCAGTGATGACGAATTGTTGATCATAACTGTATGCTGTTTTAGTTTCTGGATTAATGGCTTTGACACCAGCAATTGTAAACACTTGACCGCGTTTGAACGTATCACCAGCAGCCAAACCACCTACCACTAAGGTTGAACCTGCTTGGTTGGCACCTGATACAGTTACACCTGTAGTTTTATTGCCAGTGGTAATAGTTGCAACAAGACCTGAGCGATAAAACTCGAAACCAAGCCCTTGCCCCATTGCACCGCGCTCATATTGATCTGCGATACGGTCAGATGACTGGAATAAGCCTTTGAATGCATCTACAGCCGTAGCATTGGCAGCTGGTGAAATAATCAATGAGCGGTCCGAATCCATAGGACATAAATATTCATCAAGGCGCTGTCCAACTGCTAAATACGTGGCCATTGTTGATGGATTTGTTCCTGGAGTACCTACTTGGTTATAAGTCTCACATACCACATCAAGGAACATGTCTTTTTCAACTTCAGCAGCAATACGTGTTGCTACTGGCGTTGCAACTTCTTGTGACCAGTCATTTAAGCTTAAAGTCCATTGTTGTGTGTCGATTTGTGTAGCGACGTTGTAGCGCTTGTTTACCTTCAAATCTACGGATGAATCTACGACATCTTGAGGCACGGCCACACGCCCTGTGCTCACAGAATATTGGTTAGGAAGGCGAATTTTCAAAGTATCGCCAATCTTTGCCCCAGTTTTTGCATAACGGTCGTCATAACCACGCGTTACACGAGGAATTAAAGTCAATTTGTTATGGAGAATACGCCCAAATTCACGAGTGTATTCCGTCATATTTTGAAATTGGTTAGCCATCTATTTATCTCGCTTTTTTAGATTTAAGTTGGTTGTTTCGGTAAGCTAGCCATTCCGAGTCACTCATTTTTGAAGGATCTCGTGCTGATGGCGCATTTGCTTGGACAGGTTTTATTGGTGGCGGAGCTTTTGAAACAGGTGGAGTGGCTGGTTTGCTTCCCCAAGAATCCACACGCTCACTTAAGATTCGCGCAGCCTTGAGTTTTGATGAGTCAGAAACCAGTTGGTGCAACTCTTCATCTTTAGCCAACTCATAGAGAAGTCGTGTTTGTGTAGCAGCGTCATAACCAAATTCATCTGCAAGTTCATCCAGCGAAATTGGCATAGGCAGTTGACGAGCAATGCCCTTTTGAACCACATCATCAAAATCAGGCGTCTCATCAGCGAATGCAGCAATTGCTCCTTCTAACTCAGCTTGTTTTTGGGTTTGTGTCTTTTCTGATTGAGCCTTATTTTGCTTTTCAATAATTCGACGCTCAGCTTCACTAATGCGCCATTCATCTAGCTTTTCTTCATATGCGTCTTGCTCTTTTAAGTACTCTTCATATGTTTCAAAGTCTTCGATTCGTGGTTTAGCTGGCTTCTCATTAGCCTTTGGTGCGTTTTGCTTCGCTTCTGATTCTGCTTTGAATCGGCGAAGTTCAGCATTTTCACGTGCTAATTGCTCAATTCGCTCTTGTGCACGATTACGCTTTGGCTTTTCAGGTTCCTGAGTTTCTGTTTCTGGAGAATTTGTCTCTTGACTTTCTACACTTGTATTTTCCGTTGCAGTGGTTTCAACGACGTCTTGAGTATCAGAATTCGGATCCATTTTGTTGCTCCAAGTTTGGCAATAAATCACCTTCGATCAGTTGTGCGCCTTCCCCAGCCTGATCAGGACTAGGAGCGAAGTCTTCTTGTTGAACCGTTTCATCAGGCATTAAAAAACCCTGCTGTTCGGCAGGGTTCTGAATGCTAGGCGCTTGCTCAGGTGGTGGTTCAGGCGCACCTTGCAGCGAATAATCTTGTTTTGGCAAATCTGTCTGGTAGTCAGATAATGATTCACCTTGTGTAAGCCATTGCTGTGGAACTTGATTAAGCCCAATATGCTCTTTAAGTAAAGCAACTGTGCCTTTGAGTTCTTCAACATCTGCACGGCTTGCAGCATTAATTTGTGCTACTTGCAAATCCTTCTCAGCATTAATTTGTGCTTTAAGTAATTCAAGATTGCGATCCTCCACCTTGTCTTGTACTTGTTTCTGTAGAACCTCAAGCTCACCAGTAAGCTGCTGTACAAGTTGGTCAAGCTGTGTGATTTGCGCTTTAGCTTGCTCCGGATTAATTTGTCCATCTTCAAGCACTTGTGGTGGCATTAACTTCTTCACGCGCTCTGCAATCTGTTTAGAGTTCAAGAGAGGTGAATCTTTAATGATTAAGTCGCCAGCAGCTTGCATGATATTTGGTGCAAACTGAGCTAACTGCATCATCAATTGGAATGACTGCTCACGTTGGGTATTAAATGAAGGACCTGTGTCCATACGAACGTCATAACGACCTACTGACATGTCATTTAAGACGCCATCAATTGCCTTAGCCATTTCATCTTCATTCTGAGGTTTAGCATTAAGCCTAGCCATCTCAGACTCACCATCTACCCCAATTATGCGACGTACCATAGGAGTGTCGTAGTAAACAGGAAACAACCCCAACAAAATGCGCCCACAATGGCGAATAGACTTATTGTCATTGTCTTGGAAGTGGAACTGAGACGTTTCACCCTGACGTTGCAATAAACCAATAGCTTTACCTGATTGTTGATTAACATCTTGCCCCATTTGAGGTGCATGCATATTCAAAGTATCAGCAATCAAAGTCTTTGCAGATTCAGAAGCATTTAAAATGCCCATTGGTACTTGAGCTGAACCAACTTTTACAGGCCCGGGGCGCTGCTTGCCATTTTCATCAAGGTAGTCGTAGCGAAGATGTTTATATTTCGATGGATCATCCCATTCCGGATAGCTTTGCGTTGCTTTTGCATCGACAACAGTCAATTCATCTTGGTTCTTCTGAAGAATATTTGCTTCAGTTGATTTCCAATAGTTGAATAGGCGTTGTGGATCCTTAGCAAAGTGTACAAGCGAGAAAATATGCCGCTTGTCTCCAATCCAGATAACTTCACCATAAACTGGAACAATTGGAATGTACTTCCCAGGGAACACGCCAGTTTCAAGAACTTTACAGCCTGATAACTTAGCCCATTTGATTTCAGTACGTGTTGTATCGCGCTCATTAACTGTGAATGCTTTAAGATCTTCTTCATTGAAGCTTTGTAGCAAGACCGATTTAAAATCAGTCGTACCATCTTCAAGCATAATTAGCTTGTCTTTAACTTCATCTTTATAGAAGTACTCAGCAATAAGGACAGTATTTTCAGTTTCATTGAACCAGTTCTCAATGCCGTCCATTTCAAAGTCAGATACAGCATCTTTGCCGTACTGCTTTTCAATGGTGTCTTTGCACACCCATTCACACACAAGTGCTTTGCTCATGTCTGAGCCGTCCATTTCGCGCGATAACGGGTCAATTAGGACTGCTTCAGGGTTATGTACAGCTTTGAACTTTGGCTCCTGATTGAAGCTCTTTTCGTGGATGTAATCAGCAGTGATGCGGATAAAACCAACAGCACTATAAACAGCGTTTTCAACAGCTATGTCGTTCACATCCTCAAAGTTGCTTGCTTCTTCGGTGTCTTTGATAAGACCAGCAAGAACTTTTGCCATTTCCTCATCAGCACCACTATCAACTGGCACAACTTGAATTTGAGGTCTATTTTGCTTGTGAGTGTTTACTTGCTGGCGACAATAAGTATGTACAAGGTTAAACTCTAGTGTTGGCTTACCTTCGGCTTGACGCTTCTTGATAGCTTCACTGTCCCACTGAGCGCCTTTAACTGTCACAAACTCTTTGTCTTCTCGACCTTGGCAGTAAATATCGTTCCAATAGTCTTGAGCATCGTCGCGAAACTTCTTTGCTTGAGCGAGAATGTCTTTTTCGTCTTTATCCATTTTATCCCATCCAAGATGAAGCGGCTTTAGGTGGAGGTGGTGCGCTTGTTGGCTTGCCAATTAAGCCCTTTTGAACTGCAAATCTTCGCATCATGTAGGCATAACGAGTGGCATCAAGCACGTCATCATTTGTTTTGACAATTCGCCCTTTTTCATCGCGATGATATTGAAGAAACTCATCGAAAAAGACCCTAAGTCCTTTAAATACTTTCCACTTACCTTTTCGCATCAAGTCCAGTATTTCAAAAAGTCCTGCCTCTACACCATTAGAGCCATCAGGCCAAGTTGCATGATTAGCTAGCATGTTAAAGCCCGCCTCTTTGTAATATGATTTTTGCTGATTGCCTGAGCTTTTTTCAGTTTGTAGGCCATCTAGCGGCCATGCTGTAGGGACACCCTTTGCCCAACCTTTGACTGCACCCCAAGCATCATTTGGTGAAACCTGCCGCTGTTTCCATGCATGAGTGACGTAGACAGTTTCCGCTTCTAAGTCGATTGCAAGCTGCACTTGAGCCTGTGGGTGATCCCAACCGAAGTCCATACCATCAATAACCATCCAGTGATCTGGAATCTCAAACGGATCGCATGTGATGAAATCTTCACTCAAATCATAGATACGACCATGACCAAGCATCGGAACGCCTTTTGTACGCATTTCCCTTTGATGTGGGGGGAATGATTCAAGAAGCGTTTGTTTTGTTTGTTCAGATAAGTGTGTTACATCATCCCAACCAGCTTGAATCAGATACTGACCTTTTGATGGAGTATCCATAAACTGAATAACCAGATCAGTTCGTCCATTCTCAGGTGTGAACGTTAGAATTCCTCTACCGCCCCTGCCTTGATCGCCTGTTGCAGTACGTGTCAAAACCTGTGGGAAAATCTGCTGATCTTTTGGCTCTTCATCAATGTGATACCAGTCAACACTGTCACCCATCAACGCATGCTGCCCTTGAGAGTATGACCACAACTGAACTTTTGAAGTTTGGTATTGAACATCACCACCACCACCATGACGCACATAAACAGTACGCATAGCATTAGGTGTACCTGTCATTGACTCATGCTCAAGAATGTATTCAGGAGGAATTAGTCCACCAGTCCAATTATTCTCAATACGTCTACCAAAAATAGGAGTCTGCAAAAGGTCTCGGATCTTTTCGCCTGAGTACCCTAATAACCAGATTAATGGAGCTTTATCAAAAGTATGCCCATCCCACCAATCCGGATAATGTCCAAGCGCATGAATGGTGTCTACATAAGTACCGGTCATTGTTTTCCCGACACGGTTAGCGGCCATTAACATGACTTGTGAATATTGTTTAGTTGCCCAAATTAATTCTTTTTGGAATGGGTAAAGTTTTGCGCCAAAGTCTTTATATCTATATTCTTCAAGGCGTCGCGCCTTCTCTTCTAGTAATGCTAAATACTCAAGCTTCTCCTCTCTTGTCATTTGGCATCACCTTATTTTCAAGCTCTTTGATGCGCTTATCTAAGTCATCATCGGCTAATTGTTTAATATCAACTTTTCCTGAATGTTCGTGTTGAACTTTGTCTGTAAACATATTCATATGCTTACCAAGCAATTCATTGGCCTTATTAGCAGCGGAAAATTCCCTCTCTGCCATAGCTTGCTCAGCAATGTCTCTAAGGTTTTTAATTACCATGTACTGATCAACACGCAAGTCAGCCATTCGTTCTAGATTTAGATACGCAATCCGATCTTGAACATCTTGACGCTTAAATACATCCCAAGCATTTTGACGTTTCTCATATCCAGCAGCTAAGCCAGCCTCAGAGATCCTTAACTTTGGGTTTGCAATATATTCTTGGCAGAACTTTTCATGACGCTCGTTCTCTAAAGGTTCTGCGCCTTTGATTTGTTCTTCCATTGGTACCTCTATTTTTCTAATGCATACTTCAAGTCATCAGGAATAGGCAAAGCTATACCCAATTCCTTAAGTGCAAATGCTTCAATTAAGTTTAAATATTCTGTGAATTGAGAGGTGTTCATACGAGTAGTTGAAGTCTCTCGAATAACACCATCTGCAATAGCTCTGAATTGCTCAGATTCGCTTTGTCTTAGATTTGATATGGCTAAGCACATCTCGGCGTAACTTTCGTCGTCACGCTTCAAAATATTGATCAGGAACTTCTTCTTGTATTCGAAGTGAAGTTGTTCTTCATCATTGCCCGTTTTCTTATGAATTACATGAAGCCATTTCCAGTAGAGCCGGTTTTGTGCTTTGGATCTATTGCGCTCATCTGGTTTGATGGTAACAACCAAAGGCTTCCCTTCACTCGCTGCCTTACTATGATTCACATTAAGAAAGTTAGTCACTGGTGAAATGTCGCAATGGTTCTTAACAACTTGTCGGAATTCCATTTTGACCTCGCAATAAAAAACCACCCGAGGGTGGCTTGTTTTAAAACTTTAATATTTATTAAAGATAAGTTAAAACACTCCAATCGTTCAGAGTGGTTTCTTCCCATCTTTCATTTTCAAATTTATATAGAATGTGTCTCGATCCAATCATATCTGTTGTGTAATAAAGGATCTGACCGTTTTTCTCTCTAAAGAATTTAGCGCCAGAAGGTGCTTTTGCTTTTATATCTTCTAGTGTCATTTTTTGCTAGCCCTCATTTAATAGAGTAATTATATCAAAAAACATCTTCATCTTTAAGATTAAGCATCCGCTCTGTTTTTTCTAACATCTTGTTGAACCATTCTTTAGATTCTACAAGTCCCATCCCTCGATACTGGTCAAACCATTGGTGACAGGAATGGCACAAAGGAATAGTGTATTTATCATCTGCTTTAATGCCCTTACCTTTACCATGTTCGCTGAAATTAGAATGAGCTGCTTGAGAGTGAGGATAGCCGCAACTAACGCATGGTAATCTTCTTATTGCAGCAAGTCGCTTTGCGTCACGCATGAAGGTTGCTTCTAATATTCTTCACTTGTTCTTTGTGTCGCTTAATCTTTGCATCCACTTCAACCATTTCTTTCGCTGTCATCAAGCCGCGTGAAAGGTTTTGAAGCTTTTCTATTTCTGCACATATTGCGACTAGGTTCTTCTTCGCTTCGATTGTGTCCATATTCACCCCACTTTATCCATGTGCCAACTATATTCCCGCTTCCCGCATTTGGTGCATACCCACTCGCTACGACCACCTAAGTAATGGCACATATCACCATGCAGTGTTCTTTTAAAGCGATAGTCATGTTTACAGAAGATCATCTTTAGAATTCTTAACATCACAATCCCCCAAAAAAGAAAACCCTGTCAAACGACAGGGCTATAAACACTTAATCTTTCCACACTTTCTGCATTCTTTCTGATTGAACATGTCTGATTCATATTCCCAAACATGTATGCAAAAGACCTGCTTAATTATTCGGAGCATGTGAACCTCCAAAAAGCAAAGTCATCTAAATTAGAGGGACTCTGCTTAAATTTCTAGCGAATCAATGATTGAGCCAATCTCGGCAATGTTTTGACTAGCAAATGATTTTAATTCTTTAAGCTTATCGACAAGTGGTGAGTTTTGATAAGGTTCAGCTGGGCCTTCGCCACAAACTCCACCTTGCTTACGATCACAAAGAACAATACCTAACCGTGAACGCAATTCATTGATTTGGTGCATTTGACTTTGCAAAATGTTATGCAAATCTTCAAGCTCTGCTTCAGTTTTTGAGCTTAGCTTTTGTACTGCAATACCTGAATTATTCATTCTTCTTCTCACTTTTTCATAGGCAATAAAAAAGCCCACGATTAAGTGAGCTTTGATGTGTTGGTCTTCGGAAATCCGTAATACGACCAGTATAGAAAAACATTACCTTAAATCCGTTTAGCTGTCAATTGTTTAGCTTTTTACGGTATAGCCCCACATAGAAATCGATTTCATCTTCCATGTCTTTAAGAATAATATCTACCATAGCCCCAAGGTAAGCATAGTTCTTACTGTATGTATCTGCTTTAATCTCATCGATGCCACAGAACTTTAATTGACCTTGCAAAGTACGATCTTCTTTAATGACTGGACGCATCTTAAAGAACACCTGCATTCTGGCTACCTTCAAGCAGAACAATTTCAAATTAAAATGATGACGTTGTCGCTCTTTGCTTGCTGCTTCATATAAGATTTCACCGATATGCTCTACAAGTGTTTTGAATGCTTGTGTCGTATCTCTTGAATCACCCCACACCAGCATCTCGCAATATGCCTTAGTTGCTTCATCCTCAATTGAAGCTATTGCACCGCAACGCTCTTCCCAAGTAGGCGCCTTCTCTCCTGTCGATGCAGTAGACGTTTCATAGCTTGCTGTCTTAGCTCTCATTTGCTGACCAACCCATTCAAGATTTGATAATTTTTCCGTTACTACTGCATTCATACCGTCACCCTAACCTTTCAATTCTTCAAATTCTGCTAATGTAATTTTTATAAACGGGTCATCAATGCAATACTCTTGATCAATAACAGGAGCACTTACATACACATCATTCCCATTAACAAGTGCAAACTTCTCTACAAAGCGACATCCACAATATTTGCCTGCAAACTTATCGCAGTTATAGATACCGCAAACACCACGAATGTCATCCTCCCAAATAACAACCTCATGATTCACTCTAACAACGAAAAACTTTTCGTCCTCGGTCCAACCTAATGTTTCTATGTCGCACATATCTATCCCCTCACCCGTAAATATTTATAGCTGTAATTGCACCTAGAAATGATGTGATAATCACTGTATAGGCGACGCACTCAACAGTTCCTTTTGGACTTGAACAAAATAGAAAAATCATGAATAGAACTGCCAGGAATATATCCATCACGCCACCTCAACCTTACTAATCACTTGAAGCGCTTCGTCTGTGCTCTCAACTACAAAGACTTTGCCGCGCCATGATTCATGCCATTCGATTTGATCAGGAGTTAGTTTTCTTGCTGACTTAACTTTCTGACCATCTTTAATTTCTAATAACCAATTCACACCACGGAACCCTACAAGCAGATCCGGACATCCTTTTCCAGTTGAAGCAAGCGACTGAACACTTGCCCCAACTTGACGTAGAGCTTTGACAATTTCATTTTGATTTGCATCAATCTTTGCAGCTCTACGCATTATTTAAGAAGCTCCTGAATCTCTTGTTGAATGGCTTCAATAGCACTCGCATAGCCCTGTGAATATTGACAAGCATCCATCTTCCAGCGTTCCCACAATTGGTCGAACTTCTCATCAAGACGCTTATCCAACTTGATTAACTTCTGCTTGATGTGCTCATTCACATCCTTTGCAATTGTTGGTGTATAACCTCCACGCTTAGCATTCTTGATCTGCTTCGCGTGGTTTTGAGCCTCTTTGAATGTGGTCATTGGTCACGCTCCCTCTGGTCTCTTTTCCAACGAATCTTGCCATTCCCCCTTATATGGATTCTCATCAGGCCAATATATGAGTCCTTTATTGCCGCCGAGATACCAAAACCCCGTATGTAGCCATCCACTCAAAGGCTTGCCCTCGTAACCCCATGCAAATCCATTTTCATTTGTCGCAACCCAGTTCACATTATCTGGAATTTTCGACCAGTCATATTTCGTTTTAGGTTTCTCATCAGCCTTACTCTGAATATGTTTATGAAGTTCTTCACGCATCATGAAGAATAAGACCGTAATGCTTACTGAATAGATGATTAGTACACTAATTAGAACTGTTTTCATCCTTCCCCCTTGAGCGCTTGCTCTAACATTCCTGCGATAAATTTAGCGACACCTTCTTCTTTATCGCTTGCATAATTGCCATTTCTGATTTTGGCGATTACTTGCTCAACTGCATCCACCCGCTTTTGCAGCTTAAACATGTTTATTCCTTGCTGGGTGTATAAGGTTTGCAGTTCCTCCACTTTCGCTTGCTGGTGCTGCCATGCTTCCTGCCAAATTGCCCATTTCTCGTTAAATGAATCGAGGTGAAATGCGTAAAGTGTTCTTTGACCGTTTAAAACATATCGACCAAGCCCCTCATCAAAATCAACCGCGTCTCTAAATAGCCCAATCCAGTACCTTTGCTTCTCAAACTCTTCTCTACACTTATCCATCTCAAACATCCCTCGATTGGCAATGTGGGCTGATGTGGTTTTCTATGTGGGAGTCGTCGCCTAGCAACTCTATAAAGTTCTCGTGCAAGACTTTTGCAAACTCTGGATGCAGTTCTTGTAAACTCCCAACTGGCTCGGGCAGAGTAGGCACATTCATGGCGACGATGTCTTTTGCTTTAAACTCACTCATGGCTGGCTCCTTTTTCCACAACATCTAATTCAATGATCTTGTAAACCTTGCCTTTCACTTCAAAAGGCTGACCATTAGCGGCTTTCTCAATCCAACTGCCATACGAATATGCAAAACCCCAAATAAAACAGCATAAGCAGAAGAACAACGTAAACCAGATACTATTCATCCCCGCCTCCGTATATTGATTCGTGGTTGCGGATGGCTTGCTTCAAACGATCTGATTTATAACCGTCTGGAACATATGATTTTGCACCTTGCAAGCCACCCAGCTTTTTAACCAAATCAACCGACTCCACCAGACGCTTGAGTTCTTTCAGATTAATGAGTCCGTCCGCTTGCTTATAGATGACATGAGTAGAGCCATCTATTGCGGCTTCAACAACCTCTCTCGCCTTATCCACCCCGTACTCACGAATAAACTGTTCTGGTTTCATTGAGCGCGCTCCTTGTCATGTTTAGTAATGGCTTGACGCTCCTTCAAGCGCTTCAACCAGCCGCGTCTTTGTAGTTTTTGGTACAGAGAATTAGCTTGTCGTGTTTCAGCATCCTTAATCCCTAAGTTGTAAGCTGCTCTTAACTGCATGATCTGTGTGTAAGTCATAGAGCCGAATAGCAATGGTTCTTTTTGGTTTTCTGTATTCACGCTGCACCTCTCTCTTCTTCTCGAATAGTCACAAATCGGCAAATGTCTAGGCGGTCCTTAACTCGAACTACGCCTTTCTTGCCATGACGATTTTTAGCAACGATTAATTCAGTAACACCTGATGGCAGGTCGTCTTCACCAATGATTGGATTTGCCAGAATGATTTGATCTGCGTCTTGCTCGATCTGGCCTGATTCTCGTAGATCAGATGCTTTTGGACGCTTGCCCTTCTCAGACTCACGATTAAGCTGCGCTAATGCAACAACAGGACAATTAAATTCCTTAGCCAATGCTTTCAAATCACGGCTTATTGAGCTCACCTCATTGAACCGCTCTTTCTTACTTGGATCACGAACCAACTGAAGGTAATCAATTACGATACAGCCAAGTTTTTTGTACTTACGCTTAGCTTTACGAGCCCAAGAATGTATTTCTGCAATTGTTGGTTTCTGCTTGTCTTCGATGTGGATTGGTAACGAACTGAATCGTTTTTGTGCCTCTGCAAATTGAGCTAACATCCCATCGAATAGTTCAGCGTTGTGAATATTGTCGTAAGGGATTTGGGTTAAAGCTGAGATACAACGGTTTGCGAATGTCTCTACATCCATTTCAGCAGACACAACCAATACAGGCTCGTTGTATTGCACTGCTGTTTGAATTACTAACATTTGAGCAAGAGTTGATTTGCCAGAACCAGGACGACCACCAACGATGCAGAAGTGCCCTTTTTGAATTAATCCAACCAGGTTATCCAGGTGAGTTAGGTTGAACTTTACGCCTGTGTATTGTTTGTTAGCTTTAGCCTCAGCCTTTTGAATCAAACGGTCTGTAGCGCGGTTCATTGCTTCTTCAAAAGTGAAGCTAGTCTTTTCAACATCGTTTGAAGTTTTCTTTCCATCTAGGATGCTTTCTGCCGCAATGTGAACGTCAGGAATTGTTAGGTCTTTTGCAATCTCTGCAATGCTTTGCCCGATATGCTCAACTTCACGGTGTGCCTTAAACTTGTTTAGCTCAGCAACATAAGACTCCAGGTTGTAGAAGCTTGAAGGCGCTTCACTGCTCATTTGAAGCAGGTATTCGGAACCGCCCATCAAATGAATTACGTTCTTCTGCTTAAGCTGCTGCTCAACCATAACGAAGTCATACGGTTTGTTTTCATTCGCAAGGTCTGCAATTGCCTGAAAGATTTGCTTATGGCGTTCTGGAAAGAAACACTCAACATCAAGATCATTGCTTACAACGTCAAACGAGTTGTCCACAGTCATCAAAGCTGTAAGAACCGCTTGTTCCATTGGAATGTTATGAATATGCGACATTACCAATCCCCCATGTCCACTTCATAGCTTCCAGGAACGGGAGCCATGATTTGCTCAGCTTTAGGGAACATGTTGATAAAGCGATCTAACTTTTCTGGTTCACGACAAATTAATTCGATGTCAGTATATCCGCCCTGAACATGGTAATCAGACTTAGAACAATTTGTGATTGCCAATTTGATGTCTTCAACCTGGTAACCGTCAACAAGACGAGCTTGGATTTTTCTAGCACGTTTGTCAGAAAGTAATGTTTTCTCGTTCTTGTTAAATACCACTTTCCAGAACTCGAAAATTTCACATATATCTTTCTTAATATTTTCTTTCTTATTTGTTTCTTTCTTAGTAGTACCATTTTCGGGGGTAGTCTCCCCTCCATTTTGGTGGGTACTCCCCATACCATTTTCGGGGGTAGTGTCCATACCATTTTCGGCACTACCATCCATTTTGGCAGGTGGTTCAAACTCAGGATGAATGATTGAAAATTTATTAGTTTCACCAGTTGATCTAACAACCAAAACCAAACCTAATTGTTCAAGTTGACGAACTGAGTCAGTAAGTGTTTTTAATTTCTTGATTCCAGTCTTTTCTTGAAGGAAGCTAGAAGTAATCGACCAGTTACTACGGCAAAAACCATCAGTAAAGCGGTTAATCACTACGTAGCATTTCAAAGCGCTACCCGTCATTTCAGACACATAGCCCTTATCCACCAGGTAATTTGGTGTTCTAGTGTATTTATCTTCCACTGGGGTGGCCTGCTTGAGAAATTGTTCCAGGTTAAAAGCCGTATTCATCAAACACCTCGCATAACAAATGCGGCTAATTCAGCTTTCGCTTTAGCTAATGCCATAGAGTTTTCGAGAGTTCGATTAAGCACATAAGCCTCAACCGCTTTTTGAAACAAACTAATCTTCCGATTTAGTTCAATGTCTGCTAATATTGAATAGTTCATTTGGTCCTTCTCCGATTGAACACTAAGCCTGATCCACGGAATCAGGCTTTTTATTTGTCTAAATCCCCGTTAATCCCTTCTGATCCCTCACCAAAAATTACTTCGGTTGATAGATCCCGCATCAAAGCTCCTAATCCCAAGCGCTCAAATGATTTTGCTTGTAAATTAAGTACATGCCACTCACCTGCGATTTCTTTTTCAAGTAAGTAAGCAAGGTATTGAGCAAGGTCTTTACCCTTAATTTCTGCAAGTACTTTTGCACGTTCATGGTTTTCGGGAGATAAACGAACATGCGTAGATTTTTTTTCGAGGCTCATAAAACTTTCCTTATGCCGCTAAATGTTTTGGATTTGCTTTATCGAGTAACCATTCTTGAGTCACTTTCCCGTTACTGTGCTCAGCAAGAATCTGTGCGTAATTGGTTTCACCTGTGTAATCAGTACGTGGCAATACACCTTTCTCTGCCATCTTTCTTACAGCAACGTAGGAGATCCCAAGTAATGACGCTGCATTGGTTCGCCCACCAACAGCATCAATGGCTTGTTGAATAGGATTCATATCTTAAACCTTATTTAAACCAGTTTCATATTTTTATTAAACCATGAGTTAAAATTAATTTCAACCTATGGTTGCTTCACAAACGTATTTTTTTAAACGAAAATTTAACCAAAGGTTACAAGTAATGATTGCAATGAGCACAATGGTTGAACGTATTCAGGGCGCCCTGAAAGCAAAGAAGTTATCTTGGTCTAAAGCCGCTACTTCAATTGGTCTATCTGCTCAAGCTCCAGCAAAGTGGAAAAAGGGACAGATTAGTAAAGAGACCTTAGATAAGCTTGCCGCATTACTTGAAGTGGATGCAGGCTGGCTTCTGAATGGTAAAAATCCTGCAAAGCTTGATAACTTCAATATGCAAGAGTTCATGGATAAGCATGGGCTTAATAAAAAAGAAGATGCATCATTTGATACCGACGACATCATGGAGGCCGATGTTGTTGAGTATGAAGTGGCTAACGGTTATTTATGGATTGATGTCGTGGAAGCTAGTTTTTCATGTGGTACCGGGGAATCTATTGAGTTCCATTTTGATGTAATTAATGGGAAATACCCTTTCCCGCCTTCATTCTTTCAACGCAAAATGGTTGATCCTAAATGCTTGAAGCTTATAAAAGCTAAAGGTGATAGCATGGAAGAGTATATTTATCATGATGATTTGGTAGGGATTGATATTTCCCAAACTGAAATCATTGATGGTGAAATCTATGCCGTTTACTTTGAAGGCGAAGGTATGATTAAAAAGATCTTCAAAGAAGAAGGAGGCACTTTGATTCTTCATAGCCTTAATGAGAAATATAGAGACCGTAAAGTTACTGAACAGAATGGACTTAATTTTAAAGTGATGGGACGCCAGGTGTGGAGAGCTGGATAATTAAACCTTAATTACTATTTTAACCCGCCTAGTGCGGGTTTTATTTTGTTTATCAGAAAGATTTAAACCATTTTAAACCTGATTTATAAAATTATTACCAAAGGTTTAAATTTATACTTGCTTTTGTTTTATACCTTTGGTTTAATAATTCTCACCAGATAACAAAAAAGTCCCAGACATCTGACCGACGGGACTTTTACTCAATGAGTGAGAAGATTATGAATCAAAAATCACAAACTAGTCAAATTCTATATCGTCATCCGACTAAGGCTGAGCAGGTTCCATCTGTATTTGCACAGCATGTTGCTGACATTAAAGACTGGGCAAAGTTAGTTGCTTTGTTCTCGCCTTTCCTTATGGGCGCGATCCTTATTGCTCTAATCGCTGCGAAGTATTGGGGAGCTAACTAATGGACGTATCAGATAAAAGAAAACTAATAGTTGGCGTAGAAGCGTTAGCTGTTCGCCCTGCCACTGTAACCGCAGAAACTATCACAGACGTTCTTACTGGGTTTCAAGAGCTAATCAAAGAGTCATTACAAGGACAAATCGAAGTTGTTTATGTGATGAAGGAACAAAAACGCGTTCAGGTTGAGGGGGTGAAGTGATGAACATTAAACCTATTTTTAAATTACCCACTCTTACTGAAACCCAAGAATGGGCCTGTGAACATGGTTGTTCTAATGTGCATCCTAAGCTTTTCCGTAATGTTTATTCTCGAAAATGGGATAAAGAAGGTGGGCAGCTCTTAGAAGAAAAGGCTGAGCACTACTACACATGTGGTTTAGATCATCTGCTTATGGTTTGGGATGAAGCAACTTCTGATTACGTAGAACTTGCAGATGAGTTTTACAAGGAGCCCTCTCATGGATAACTACAAAAATCGTGAGTTCATCGACCCTTCTCGTGGCTATTTATACATAGCATTAGCTGAACATGAAGTTAAAGAAAACATGCTTGGTCATGAGAAATGGATTGAGATTCCAGAAGGTGCCGATTGTTTAATGCAGTGGCCTACAGGTCATAAAGTTTTCTATAGAAATAATTTTGCTGAATCTTGGAATAGTGCTTATAGGGAATGGCATTTTGTCAGCGGTGATGATGGTGTTGATCAATCAATTACGCTTTGGAAGCGCCAACCCCAAGACCCAGCCTTGATTAGCGGTGCGGAGGCGGAACTTGTTGCCCAAGCTAAGAAGTTCATCACATCAGACCATTTAAACCGCTTTGAAGCAGCGGAGGCGCATTTAGATGGTCATCCTGTGCAGTTTATGTTGGCTAACGGTTATTTCATCGATATTACATCAGATACCACTTTGGGAATCTTTGAAAAGGATGGCGGTTATTCATTCCGCCTCAAACCCCAAACCATCAAGGTTGAACTTGAGCTGCCGAAGCCTTTTGAGCCGAAGTATGGTGAAGTTTACTGGTTCATTTCGCCATTCTATAGCACAGGTTATGACCACTGCACTTTTGCAAATGATTCAGCCGACAAGCTGCATGTCCAATATGGCGCCTACCGCACCGAAGAAGAGATCAAGCAAGTCGTAGAGCAACTCAGAAAGATACGAGGTACTAACTCATGAATATGTTAGCCCTTAAACCCGAATTGCTTTGCCCTTCTTTCCCTTACTTGGATATGTCTACAGACATTCAAGTTGAAGGAGAAACAGTTTATTTCGACTTAACTTACGGCTGCAATGTTCTTAACTGCCAGATTAAAGCTGAATCGACTTTTGACACTCGTGAAGTAACTGATCAGTTTAGTGGCTGTGCCTGTGACCAAGAGTATGAAGTGCTTGTAGTAGACACAAAAACTCATGCTGTTGTGACTGATAAAGACGGCATTGAGTCACCTATAGGTTTGCGTTTCAAGCTCACAGACGCACAAGTAAACAGCTTAAACGAGCAGCTTAAATACTATGCCGAAGAATTGGCAGATGAAGAAGCGGGAGTGGCGTGATGTCTACAAATTATTGGGAAGCCGTCACAGAAACCATTCTTGGTGATGCAGGCTTTGTAATTGAAAAAGAGCAACTTAAAGAACTGGCAAAACAGCTTGAAAGCGCTGCATCAATGGAATCTGAATCGACAGGTGAAATGTATATAAGCCATAACCCCGAAGCTATTGAGCTTGCACAACTCAAAGCTGAGCAAGCTAAACATGAAAAATGGTTTCACTCAACATTGCCATGCAAGCCTTGCTATCAAACAGGTGTTACACAAGACAGATATGGCAGAGATACAACCTGTCCTCATTGCTCTGGTAAAGGTCGAGTTAATCGTGGTTATTGGAATTAGGAGAAGATTATGAATGCGCCAGTAAAAACAGAAAATCAGTTGAGTGTTCAGCAAGACTCTCCAATCGATAAGACTTTATCAATGATTGAGCGTATTGCTTTAGATCCAAACTCAGATGTTGCGAAGCTAGAGAAAATGATTGAGCTGCAAGAGCGTGTAATGAAAACACAAGCTAAGCAAGCTTATGACAATGCGATGGTTCTAGCTCAATCAGAAATGCCGCCAATTGATAAGTTCAAGAAAGGGCATAACAGCAATTACGCACCCCTTGATCACATTATGTCGATTGTTTTCCCAGTGTTGAAGCGCAACAACTTATTTGTGCGTTGGACTTCTGATCCTAAAGAAAATGGCTCTTTATGTGTGACATGTATTTGTTCTCATGTTGGTGGACATAGCGAAACTTCTTCAATGGATGTGAAGGAGGATCGAGGCGGCAGTAAGTCAGATATTCAAGGCATGGGTTCGGCGTTCACTTATGCAAAACGCTATACCCTATCGGCCCTACTCGGTCTTGTGTTAACGGATGACACAGACGGAGCACGCATCAATCTTAAAGTTACTGATGCTCAGGCAACAATGCTACGCAACAAATTGAAGTTCTTTAAGCCAGAAGCTTTAGAAGCATTCAAAGCAAAAATAGGTTGTGAAGTTGAAGAATTGCCCCGTGGTGACTTTGATTACTGGTGTTCATACATCGACAACCAAATTAATAAGCTAATGGCAAATCAAGGAGAAAAGAATGCAAATCCTTGATTGTGAGCAAGGTTCAAGAGAGTGGTTAGAAGCGCGAGCGGGTCTAATCACCTGTTCGGAGCTTGAAGCAGTTTTCTCTAAAGGTAAAGGAAAAGAGCTATTTGGTAAGGCTGCTATCACATACATGTATGAGTTGATTGGTGAGCAAATCACTGGTGAACCTAAAGAAAGTTTTTCCGGTTTTCATACAGAGCGTGGACATGTTCATGAGCCAATGGCTATTGAGCTTTATGAAATGCAGACAGGTCATGAAGTTGGTAAATGCGGTTTCATCATCGGTGAGAAGTTCGGATATAGCCCTGACGGTTTAGTAGGTGCAAATGGATTAACAGAAGTTAAGTCCAAATTGCCAAAGCTACAAGCTCAGATCCTTTATGAAGGAGTTCTCCCACCAGAACACTACTACCAATGCATGGGCGGTATTTCAGCAGCAGAACGTGAGTGGATTGATTTCATTAGCTACTGCCCTTCAATGCCTTTGTTTGTAAAGCGTCTATACCGAGACGAGAAAGTAATAACAGAAATTAATAACCGTGTTGATCAATTCTTAGAAGAACTGGACAAACGGAAACAGGTGATTTTGGGAGCAGCAGCATGACAGATTTGAATAAGTTAAGAAGTGAGTTTGAGGAACTGCCAGAGGTTAAGCAATGGATTGAGAGATTAATCTATGGTGATAAATCTGAAGTTTATATACCGATAGATGAAACAGAAGAAAATAATTCCATTGCTACATGGATTAATGGAGCATGGTTTGTTTGGAAGTTAAAAGCCAAAGCTCAGGCGGTGCCAGATACTCATGTTGTTGTGCCAAGAACTAGAGAAGTTGTTGTAGCTATTGAAAAGATGGTTGAACAGCAAGTGGAAGCCAGCGGCATTACAAGTGATGTATTCCGTTTAGATGGTTGGAGAATTTTAGACGCAATTCAAGAAGCAAGCGAATCGGGAGCTGAGGGATGAGTGAAGTATCAAAATTAATTCTTGCTGAGATAGATCGTTTTCAGCAATCAGGAACACCATTAGATATAGATTCTTTCGTGAGCAATATTTCAATCATTGCTCAAGCTGGTCTATACGATGAATTGGCTTGCCCAAATGGTGTGCGAGTAATGTTTGATGGTAAATCAATCCAATATTCTGATCATGTGGCAATTGAATGTGATCATGATGAAGACTTTGATCAACCATTGTTTAACATTTATCACGATGGTGTGTCGGTAAAGATGAATCTAACTAAGATTGAGCAGGCCCACAATTGTGCTTTACGTGAAGTTGAGAAAAGAAAAGCGGAAAGTAAGGAGGGGTGAAATGAAATATCAATATTACTTTGAGCGAGAAAAGAGGCGTTCAAACTACAAAACAATAGTGGTGAATATTAATTACGAATTTCTTAAAAAGATTGGCATGTGGGTTTACGCCATTCTTGGATGTACAGCTTTTATTTTGGCTGTAACTTCAATTCTGCATGACACTTTAATGATAGTTATTAATGCAAGGTAGGGAGGGGTAATGGAAATTGATCGTCGTGTACGTGCTAAAGAGTTTATGTACCTTCTATCGATCCAGAAGGATAAATTCTATGAGTGGGTAAATTCTGGAAAAATCAAACAACCAATTCGCGTCAGTGAAAAAGATGTATTTTGGTACTCTTCATACGTTAAGCAGAAAGTTGAAGAGTATAAGCAAGAATCTGATATAGTAGCCCACATCTAG